AACCACCTAAACGTAGCTCAGAGAGCTAAGATTTAGAAACGGATATGACAGCCGCAATGGGTGTCGTTATATGTATGTAGGGCATAAAAAAAGCCCGACAAGATATGTCTGAGCCGATAACCGAGGCTCTGCGAGAACGATAACCCGTTCAGGTGATTTTAGCACCACAAAATTACGAATTAATTTTGAAAGTGCCAAACATCGGGACGAAAAAAATAAATTATTTATTAAGCGAACACTGAATTTATCAAAGCATACACATTGTCTGCATTCTTGCCAGGTCTTAAATTCAGAGTCAACTCAACCCCATTATATCTATAAGTAACATAGACTTCCGACGTATCCTTCTTACGAGCCCCAAGTGCACCACCGACAATAAGTCCGAGACCACCTGTCAACATTCCTCCGACAATTGCGCCTGCGGCAGTCTTACCAACACTTCTTTGTCCGGATTTCTCATTAGAGATTGCCACTATCATATCTTTCGAGATTACAAACCTATCACCTGATCGAGTCAAAACAATATTGGAATCTTCAATTCCAAACTTCACCGTTCCCGGTGTCGTCCAACGAGGATACCCTCCAAGATATTCAACATCAAATCCGTCAGACATCATCTTCTTTTCCAATGATTTCTTTTTCTCCGCAATAACCTGCTCTACAGACATACCTCTATCCTTAGCCTCGGCACTATTGCTTGCCACACTTCCAACAATAAATATAAAGAAAACAAACAACAGAAGCCAGAACAGCCAAGTAAATTCCAAATCCCCCTCATCGTTGACTGTACAAGAAGTCAACATCATGGGAACGACAGATAAGACATAATAAAACTTTTTCATAAGCAAATGATGTTAAGAGTTAAAATCTCCGCAAATATAGCACAAAATATTCCAAAATCAATAATTAATATTGGAATATTTGCACAGTTCAAATAATTGGCTTACCTTTGCACACGTCAAATTTGGAATTGCATTGTTAACACCTCCGCAATTCAAATCCTTCCTTTGCCGTCCAAGGAAGTGTACATACCCTGACCAAAGGAACGGAGCCCGGGAGGTAGTAGACCCCGGGCTTTTTTCGTGCCATACTACCACGGCATGATCCAACGCCGGTTCTTACGGCAGAAAGGAGGTGTTATGATGCAAACATCCAAATTTGACGAAAGAGAAGGAGGTCATTATATTTTCAGACGCTACATACGCAAAAATGGCAGACGAATCTACCCCACCCACGGGAAAGCCTTCCGTATCTGGGTGAAGGACGAACTCTAATCTCGAGTGGCGTATCTACTGCGCCCCTTTTTTCATGCCGCAAAAATCACCACAAATATTGAGATAGCACAAACTAAAAAAATCAGTTGTAAAGCTAAGCCTTACAACTGACCCAAATTATTAGTTATCACTTTCGAAGAAATTACACTGACCGACCACCCACTTGCCGCCGTCAGAGTCGGCAAGCACATTATAAACCCGGCAACCCCACTCCTCCGGGAGCCTGTTGTCAATAATCTCATGCGGTGAGATCCTTATGTTGGTCAGGTCATGTTCCTTCCCAAAAATATTCAATCTCTCATCTATGACCCTTGCCATGTCAGCCAAATCCCTCACCTCCGTCGTTGTCTCCAACGACTCATGGAGGAGTTCACGCTGGAACCGGAATAGCTTACGTCTTTGGCTCATCAACGGCTTCGACCGCACCACCTCGAACTCAATTCCGAGAGCCGCGAAGATCCGCGAATACGTGTCAATGGTGGCGTTAGCCCTACCACACTCGATGCGCGAAAGATGTGACTGCTGGAGACCTGTAAGCTCCGCAAGCCTGTCAACCGACAATCCTGCTCGCTGTCTTGCCTCGCGGATCCGTGCCCCGACACTCCTCCGGCAGATCCTCGCCGGGTCATCCGTCCACGGAGCAAGCCGTGGCAGACCCATAAAATTGACACCTTCCACATCAGAGTCATCAACACGCCAAGATATATCAGTTATCTTATCCGGAGATACCGGAAGACCCTCCTGTTGCCAGTCCCACGGTGTAAAGATCCAATCCTCATTCGCAAAGTGAACGAAAGGCACCATCATTATAGAATCCTTATAAATAAGGTTAGCCACGACAAACTCTGCATCAGGCTCCACCATCACAGATCTCAATATCTCCACACCCCTAAGATCCTGCTCGAAACCCAAGAGCGAAATCAACTTATCCTCAGTCATAAAGTAATCAGTTTAATTGTGATGTCATATCGGAAGACACATTCCCATCCTCCCACCGAATCCAACGGCAGAACCATTCTATTGCAGCGTCAAGAATATCACGCTGCATCACCTCATCAGCTCCGGCGGCAGAATAATGTATCACCGCAATATAAGTTTCCTTCTCGCCCGTCAACTCATTGCGGTAGACAAAAGTCTTGCAAATAACACCGGGATTCGGCTTAAACATCCCGTTCTCAAACATTTCTATAACCGTCGCGCTCCTAACGTGATAAATCACGTTGCGCCCCTCAAGCATGTTGCCGGCATCCTCATGGTCGGCACCATCCAGCCACGCCCATTCAGGTAGCGTGGCTGAAATCATCTTATACCTTTTAGTCATCAATATCTTTTCTCTATATCGTAATAATATACATCGAACATGAAAGACTCATCGCCCTTCAGATACTCAAGATCCGAGTCGTAAGTATATAATCCATACTTGCCGGAACTGAGGATGCCCTTCAGCCACCCAGCCCTCTCAGGCTGCTCATCCCCGATCTCGTCAAGCCAAGACTGCGCATCCTCCTCAGACTCTATCCAAATCATATTATCATTGGCGACATTCCTGACGATCCTTTCAAGCCCGGCGATAGCCTCCTCCTTCGTCGCGAAGGTGTCAACAACCTCCTTACGGTCATCGCCGTCACGTCTTTTGGTTATCTGATACTGGTCAGGATTAGAGTAAAATGGATTGTCATTGACCATGACGAAAGCACCCATTTCTGTGCCGTTGCCATCAACCATGACGAAGATCCTTGCCGGAAGCTTATAAAATATATCGAAATCAAGTCTTTCAGCCCACGTCTCAAAATCCTCATCCCCGGCAGTCAACTCAATGAGATCAGCAGCCTCATCAAGAATATTCGCAACATCGTTCATCTCGTCATTAGACTCCACAGCGAACGGGTCGCCGTTGAAAGTTGCCACGCTGATTTCCTTCACACTGATCTCATGCTTATCTGTATATGTCATGTCCGTTTTGCCGACTTTATCCTGCTGGCGCCGCAGTTCTTAGTTTCATTTTGGTACTGCAAAGTTAACACTTTATTTTGAATTATGCAATATATTGCATGAAATAATTAAATATTTCACATATTTTAACAATAATAACAAAAAACAGCCCGCATCACTGCGCGCTGCCCTCAACTACATTGTTAAACAAATATTTAAAAACAGAACGATTATACATCATGAAAAATTATAGAATTGCTTAGTCTCCTTCATCATCGTCATCCTCGATATAATCATAAGCATCTGAAGGGAACTTCCCCGTCAGATCCTTATAATCATTATCGAGACGTGAGATCCTATCCTCGCACACAGCACCTTTCTTAGAGATACTGCGCAAAATCTCCATATTTCTAACCCGCTTAAGCAGGATATTTCGAGATTTCCGTATCTTTTCACAGTCTGACACAAAATAATTAGTCAGACTATCGTAAATCTTCAGCACCCTACTATTTCTCAACACCTCGTCAGGATCATGAGGCTCCAGGATAAACAGAGAGAACACCCATCCCAGACAATACCACAATGTCAACGAAAAGTAAGTGTCCTCCCCGTCAGGAGTCAAGAACTTAGCCGTATTAAGAGCCTCAGAAAGAGTCTTATCATTAATCATTTTTTTAACCACATCCTCAACATTACCATCGCCCAAAATAGCTCTGGCAATCGGCTGCATGGGCACAAGGTATCCCGGCACCGGAGAAATCAGTATATCAACGCCATTAACACGGCAAACAATATCAGTCTTAAATACCATAATAAACAAATTAACAAGTTAAAAAATATTTGAGAGATAGACCCCGGTCAGGCGAACCCGACCGGAGCCTGGAGTATATGGAAAAGGCTTAATCAGTTGGCACCTCAATAACCTCATTACGTTTCTTTCTGACCTTGAAAATTTCATCATCAATCTCCTCTACACGAGATTTCAGTTTCTCGATCGCTCCCTCGTGGTAATCAATACTCTTGAGAGCCTGCACCTGCTCATTAAGCAAAGCAATCTCCTTTTCAAATGTCGAAGATCCACCCTTAGGCGAATCCTTCAGCAAATCAGCGAATGCCTTATAACATAACTCCCGAAGGAACTCAGCATTTGACCTTGTGGAATTAGTCAAGTTGATCGACACAATCCATCCCAAGACATAATCAATAGGCAGACACACCGTTTGCTGCAACCACCGTCCGCAACCATCAACGCCGCATACGTTCTCCGTATACATAGCAGGAGAAAACAAACTACTTTTCCGCAGGATGACAACCTGCTCAGTGTAGTCAATCCCCAATGCCTGACATATCTGGAAAATCGGAACACCCCGTTTTACATCGTCGCAAATACCCAATGGCACACTTTCAATTGTGCAAAATACGTTACTATCCATACACTCTAATTTTAATAATTGATTTTGGAATTATTTCCACCGCAAAGTTAATAAAAACTTTTGAATAATTGCGAGTAAAACTAACAATTTTACTCGCAAAAAAATAGTAAAAAAATGAGAGACCGGCAAAGCCGATCCCTCATCCTCTCGGAAATACCCACTGGTTAAAATATGTATGAATTGAAAGTTCTGCAAAGTTAACACAAAATTTCGATAAACCAATTAATACTGCATGAAAAAAGGGAGTCAAATCCTTGACTCCCTGAACTAATATTTATGAAAAACTCGAGGTCGCGATTCGCATCGCAACAACTACCCTCACGGGTTTCTATCCTTAAAATTTTACCATGTAAATTCCTATAGATAAACTCTTAACTCTTTCAATCACATTACTTTTTACGACAATAAATCATAAAAATCATAATTATTGCACACGGTAGCATCAGTGGCAACGCCACGAGCCACCACGGAAGGTCATAGACTCCGCAGATCTTAACGCTCAAAAGGACAAAGCACGTCAGAGCCCACACCCAGAAAAACGACATTTGTTTCATGATTTTTGCCATCAAAAAGAAAAGATTAATATCACAATAGAATTACATCGCAAAATTAGCAAAATTGCGCGAAAAATCAGCGAGCAAAACCAACAATTTTGCTCAAAAATCCATAAAATTGCGAAGAACCGCGTAAAAACCACCCGTACACACGAAATTATGTTAAATAGACCTGTCCGCACGCGAACCCCAAAAGAGCCCTACCCATAACAGGTTCCGCGTCCTGCACCATGCCCCGGAAGGGGCGGAAGGGGGGATGCAAGGGGGGAAGGAACAACCCCCCTGCTGCGCGTCCGACCGGGCAGAATACCGGTACCGCGTCCAGTTCCTTGCCCCCTGAGGGGCGGGATGGGGTGCAGGGGGAGGGAAAGCCCCCCTGCTGCTCCAGAAGACCGGGCACAAAAAAAAGGGAGCCGAAGCCCCCTAACGGTCACAAACAATCGTCACAACCGCCCGTTATCCATATAGCTGTAATAATCATCCTTAGTAATAATGATATGGTCAAGCATCTTGATTTTCATAAACTTGCAGGCATCGCGCAAATCTCGCGTTATATCGTCATCCTGTGGCGACGATTTAAGCCCTCCTGACGGATGATTGTGGCACATAATAACACCCTCCGCACGTGACAAGATAGCCCCCGCCATTATCGCATGTAGGTCAAAAACAGTAGCAACAGCCGAACCCATAGAAACGTTATAAAACCCTATCGGCTGGTTCCGCCGATTCAGATACAAAACTTTCAGATGTTCGCGGAATTCAATCTCTCCCGGCTCAAAAGTCTTTACAAACAGCTCATGCACATCACGCGCACACTTTATATTAACGTTATCTATAACCCTGTTACTATACGATAATTTGATTTCAGGTAGCGAAGTTTTAACTTCCGTGTTCTCCTCCTTCTTCGGCTCTGCCTTCGGCTCGCTCTTCTTCGCAGCCCTCTTAACAACCCTCTTCGGCTTCGGTGCCGTCACTGGTGCCGGTGCAATCTCCTCGCGTGGTTCCTCTTTCGGTTCCGCCTTCGGCTCCTCCTTCTTCATCGTCACTACCAATTCAGCCGCGAAGGGCGTAGAAACAGCCTCAATAGCGTCATTATAGCGTTCAATCTCCTCGCAGATACGGAAATAAGCCCCCATCCTGTCAGCCAACAATGCGGAAGTGCGGAGATTCTCAAGCAACGATTTTCGCTCCGTCAACTCCTCCACGCTCCCAAATGGCAGCCCCTTTATCCCCTCCTCGGGGTTGTTGCGCTCCCAATGGCGGCAAACCTTTGCCCGATATTCGTTATAGTCAGCAATAGCAGCATCAACAGCCGCAAAATTATTTTCTTCGGTAAAGTCAAAATCAAACAATGATTTCGGAAAATTCACGTTATTCATATAGATAAAAATTTTAAGAACTTTGTTCGTGGCTGCCTGTGAAGGTCGCCACGAACTTTTTTTAATAATCAATCAAGAAATAATCTCATCAATGTAATAAAGCAGGTCACCGCAACGAAATTCCCACCCGTCGCCTGATTCCGAAACGTCACCACCATAAGACGCAAGTTCCGTAGCCATAGAGCCAAGAGCAAAAGCAGCTTCGGCAAGCGTGTCGAAAGTTGCAAAGATTTGGGGGTTATCTTCCCCATATTTTTCAGTCACGATAATAAAACGAAAATCTAACATTTTGATAAAATTTTAAGAACGATACAAATATTTTATAACCGCTCACTTTTGAGCGGTGCGGAAATCAGTCTTTCCGTATGCAAAATTAATACTTTTCCGCGACATAGCAAAATATTAAAGCATTAATTTTCAGTAAATTAACCCCATTTTGCACCCATAAAACCGAGACACCGCCACGATACCGCCACCGTCACGCCACATGCGCCCCACCCCACCGAAAAAACTTTTATCCCACCCCCCACGACCGCGCAAAAACCGCGCTCATGCGCCACCTTTCCGCCACTGAAAAAGTGAAAACACTGACAGACAGACAGAAAAACCCCATTGTCGCGGACTTTTGTCCGCTTGTGTCGGAACCGACCCTGCCGCGTCCTGCGCCTTTTGAAAAAATTACCCTTTGAGATTACCGCTATATGCAGGACACCCCCGACAGACCCAACCGAGCGACAGCCAACAAGTTACCGCCACGCCACCACCGCAGACGGGCGGTAACTTTGTCAATGCAAACGAACGGGCGGTAACGTCAGCCACACATTACCGCCCACACAAAACGCCACACACAAGACACCCCGAAACATCCCCGGTAACATCCGAGGATGCCCGGTAACATCACCCGAACGAAGACGCCACCACGATAGACCGGGACACCGGGAAACGCTCACACCCGATGGCAAGAGTATCGAAAGCATCAGAACCGTCAGTACGCGCCTCAAGCCTACCCTCCGGCGAATCCGTCTCCGGCAACTTCTCCCCTCGCTTATCCTTACCACCGTTATACACCCCGGCTGTCTGTATCGAGATGAGCAAGTCCTCATTGTTTTCCCGGTTAAAGAACGGAATCAACCGTGACTGCCCGGCAAACATCCGGTTAATCAGCAACATCTTCTCCATGTGGTGCATAGGCTTCCCGATATACTTCTCCTTGACCATCCACCCATGACGCTTAAACTCCATTGCAATCACATAACGGAAGTCCTCGTCATTGACAGCATAGTTGGATGCCCGTGCCGTCGAGTCATAATAAAATATAACCTGCTTACGCTTGTGATATCGGTAATATTGACAGAAGTCACTCACCAGCTCGCGCAACTTACGCTCATACTTGACAAAGAAAGATTTGATGACGCGCAACTGCCTGCCCCTGACCTGACCGGCAACCAGCCAGTTAATATTGGCGTTGTAGTCAAAAGCCACGCAGATAGGCGCGTTATGATCCACATCCCCATCAAAGAGAGAGGACTGATCCTTAAGAGCCTCAAAGTCATAACCACGATTATCATACTCCGACACGTTAGGAGCTGAATACTTATTGTTCTCTGTCATCTTAGAATAAAACCCATCACGGGCAATACCTATCCTCTTACATAGCACAGATGTCTGGAAGGTAAGCGGCGGCAGGTCACGCTTAAGCTGCCTGATAAACGACTCCCCAAGCACCTGCATATTATCTATAGTCGAGACCTCACGGTAATCAACGGCTGCATAACGCAACTGACATATAGACCTGTGGAGACCACGCAGATGCTTGCGCAGATACTCCGGAGGATTGACACCACGCTCCTGCATCTCGCGCACCTTAGACTCCAGATGCCATATCTCGGCAGACAAACCCCGGATAGTCTCAATCAGTTCCGGGTCACATTTCTTTGAGTAGTCCAAGAACCAAGAACCCTTCTTAGTCACCGGCATATCAGATGTTATCAACATAGAGTGATGATAATACTTGCTACCGAAATACTGACGGTTGCCTCGCATAGCCTGAAACGTCTCATTATTAAGCTGCTCATAATCTATGAACTTAGCCTCGTCAATATCAAGAGCATCAAAACTATGAGAGTTAGACGTTCCCGACCTGTCCTGAGAAATGATAAACCCGATAGAGCCATTATAAAACGAAATCACATTCTCATAATTAGACACCGGAAAAATCGGCTTACCCCAATGCCACGACTCCGGAGGCTTGATGCCGACAGCCCAATGCACGTTACGTTTGTACCCCCATTTCTCCCAATGCACGAACATCGACGGCAGGGTATTCGTCAACGCCCTCTTAATGTTGGCAGAGACAAAACCCGTGATACTCCCCGGCATACGTTGAAAATTCCGGAGATTCCAAGCGGCGTGCAATACACCCTTACCAAAAGCGCGACCGGCACAGATAATGCTCAATCGCGCTTGGATATAGTTTATAATATCATTCTGTATGTCGTTAAGATAAACAAGATTATCACCCTTCTTTCTTAAGTTTAAACAGTTCATCCTCATTAAAATCAATCGGTTCAAAGTCAACATCCTGCACATCCTCCGACCAATACTTCTCCTTCATCGCCTTTATGCGCTCACGGATATTAGGCATACGCTTGATACCTATGACCTCCGGGTTATCGGTAGCCTTGAACGGCTGCGGAGCAATGTCATACGACAACTCCTCACGCTCATCCTTGTCAAGCTGATGGATCTTCGCAAACTGCGCCCACCCGTTGATGACCGACTTCATATCCCCCTTCTCATTCGACTTGTGGATTGCATCGAGGATGCCGGAGGACGCGAGATAAAGGTTATAATCCCGTGTGGTCTTTTCAAAGGATCCAAGTAGCACCTTGACCACCTTGAGATCATCGTAAGCCTGAGACTTTGAGATACCCCCGTAAGCCATCAGCCTTGTCACCACATCCCGGTCACGCTTAGACGGATGCTCACGCCACCAGCAAAAAGAGTCCCGGAGGCGGAAGATATGGCGGATAGTCACCGCCGGAACTCCGGCGGCAACCATCGTCTCCTCATCCGCCATGAGATACGCCTGGGCGGTATCGATCAGAGCAGGTAATGCCATGGAATTGAGAATT